GACTGACGAATATAAAGAAAAGGCTATCAATACCTTTTCTGATAAGTGGTTATTGGTATGCTTGCGAGATGTTAAGTAACTAATACCACTGCACTGTAATTCAATAAATCAATAGTCGGGCTGGCAGGGCTGGCCCTTAGGAACGGGGTTCTGAATGACTAGCAACCTAACAGATAAGCAAAAGATCTTTTGTGAAGAGTATCTGATTGATCTTAACGCTACTCAGTCGGCAATACGCGCAGGGTATAGCGAGAAGACAGCAAAGCAAATTGGCACAGAAAACCTTTCAAAACCTGTCTTGTCTGAATATATAGCAGAGTTAAAGGCTAAACGCAGCGAGAGCACGGCTATAAACGCCGCATGGGTTCTTAGGCAGGCTGTTAAGGTTCATGAGCGCTGTATGCAAGCCGAGCCAGTAATTGACAAGGAGGGAGGGCCTACGGGCGAATACAAGTTTGAGCACTCTGGAGCAAATAAGGCTTTAGAAATAATTGGCAAGCATGTTGATGTTCAAGCGTTTACCGAGAACGTTAAATTGAATGCTGATATAGCAGTTACTCAGACGCTAGAAGAGAGGCTGACAAGTGGAAGTAAGCGTTAACCACAAAAAGGCGCTCCACTATCTGGCAAATCTAAACGCGCTCACTCATGAAATGCTTGCGGATGCCTTAACCTACAAATGGTTTAGGCTTTGCACGCTTTATCACATCAAAAATAAAGAAGGCAAAAAGGTTCTATTCACTCCGAATGAGGAGCAGGAATCATTTTATATTGGGACGCATGGCAGGGATATTATTCTAAAAGCTCGTCAGTTAGGGTTTACTACGTTTAAAATGATTAGTGATCTTGATGACTGCCTGTTTATTCGTGATCACTCGGCGGGCTGTATTTGTCATAACTTAATATCTGCAAAAGACATCTATCGAAATAAAATTAAATACGCCTATCAGAACATAACAAAAGACCAGAAAGACTTACTGGCCGAGATTGGCTATACGCTACCTAAGCCGATAAACGACAAAGATAACAGTTATGTATTTGATAACGGCTCATCAATTATGGTTAGCACTTCATACCGAGGCGGCACATTGCAGAGCTTGCATGTTTCTGAGTTCGGAAAGATATGTAAGCAGTTTCCAGAAAAGGCAAAGGAAGTTGTCACTGGTGCTTTTGAGGCCGTAGGTGTAGATGGAGAAATAACCATCGAATCGACCGCCGAGGGTAAAGAAGGGTACTTCTATAAATACTCCAACGACGCGAAAAAGATTAAAGACGCTGGCAAGCTACCGTCAAAGCTGGAGTTTAATTTTCATTTCTTTTCTTGGTTTGGTCGTCCTGAGTATGCTATTGAGGGTGATATTGCGGAGGCGTTAACACCTTACTTTATCGAACTAGAGCACAAACACGGTATTGAATTAAGCGACAGCCAGAAAGCCTGGTACTCAGCGAAATGGAAAGTATTAGGCGACGATATGCGCCGAGAATACCCAAGCACGCCAGAAGAAGCATTCAATCAATCCATTGAGGGCGCTTACTATGCAAAGCAATTTACGCAGCTTTATAAAGAAGGCCGCATCGTCTATGACTTTGAAGACTATAAGGATAATCGAAGTAATGTTAATGTCGTCTGTGATATTGGTATCGGTGATTCTACTGCTTTGTGGTTTTGGCGCATGGTTGGCAGTGAACCTCATATCTTGCACTATCACGAAAACTCAGGCGAGCCGCTAGGCTATTATATCAAGTACATTGAAGACAAGATGACGGCCAAAAAATGGAACCTTGGCAAGGTTTACGGCCCGCACGATATGAACAATCGAGAATTTGCATCTAAGGGTAAGACGCGCAAAGAATTAGCCGCCGAGGGTGTCGAATATGGTGAAAAGATTTATCGCATGAGGTTTGAAATCGTCCCTAAGCTAGGTGTAGATGATGGAATTCAAGCTGTACGCGATCTACTGCCTAAGTGCGTGTTTGATCATAAGGAATGTGAGGAAGGGATAAACGCAGCAGAGAGCTATCGAAAAGAGTGGAATGATAAACTTGGTTGCTATCGTGATAGACCTTTGCATGACTGGGCTTCTCACGGAGCGGATGCCTTGCGCTATCTTGCCATTGTCGAAACTAAAAGAAAGCCAATACCAAAGATTAACGTCCGATTCGGCGCATAACACAAACCGAAAAACGTGATAACATTAGAAAAACACTATAGGCCCCACTTATGGCAAACGTAAAATACATTAATCCAGAGTATGAGGCTAAGGCCGATAACTGGAAAAAGGTTAGACTGGCTT